GGCCCCGTTTCGACGGGGCTTTTTTATTGTCTTTCGCTACAGTAACAGGACAAAGTATTACTTTCATGGCTGGAACTGTCCGCGCAATCGACCGTCTCCGCAAGGCAGCAAACCTCGACCCAGCAAAGAAAGTCGTCGAACTCTCCGATGGCACCAAATTCGAGATGTACGTCAGCCCTCTGACAATGGCAGAGCGTGAACGCGCCCAACGCCAAGCCAAATCCGACGACGCTGGAGCGTTCGCCCTCCAACTTCTGATCACCAAAGCCCTCGACGACAGCGGCAAGAAACTATTCGCCCCCGGCGAGATTGACGTCCTCAAGAACGAAGTCAAAGACGCCGACCTGCAAAAGCTGATGCTGGCAATTCTCAGCGACGACGAAGACGCTGAGGAGATGGACCCAAACTCCTAAGCGCGGAACTTCGCAAAGACAACTGGCTCATGCTTCAGTTCGGCGTCGCCAAAGAACTGGGCATGAGTCTGTCCGAAGTCCGCACCACGATGACTCCCGAGGAACTAATCGGCTGGAGCGCCTACTTCAAGATCCTAAACGAGGACCAAGAGAAGGAAATGGAGAAAGCCCGCCGCCGTCGATAGACTGTGTTTACTTAGTGCGGTTGTGGGCAAGTGGCATCCTATAACGCAAATATCAAAGTATTTTTAGACGCGCAGGACGCCTTTAACCAAATAAAACAACTAGAAGACAGGATAAATAAGCTAAAAGATCCGAAAGTGTCGGCTGCTGCGAGGCAGGTACTGGGTTCTAGTGCACCGGAAAGAATTACACTACAGCGTGCAGGTAGGAGACTAGAGGTACAGATACGCTTAAATGCGGCGTTAAAGAGACAGGAGACACTCCTCAAAAGCCTTGCCCGCGCAGGTGCCTTTGAGGCAAAGGGCCGCGCAAAGGAAATCGACGACCTCAGAAAGGTCGCCGCCGCTGCAAAGAATAACTTAGGTATTCAAAACGGGGTAAATGCTGCTTTAGAAAAGATTTTACAAGAGAAAAGAGAGATTAACAGGACAGATAAAGAGCAAGCCAGAATAGCACAACAGAATAAAAAAAGCGGCGCTTTAGACCAGCGTATCGCTCAATTAAAAGCAGTCGGCGCTAGCGAAGAAGCGTTACTAAAAATAGAAGAAGAGAGGCTCAAGCTTGGAAACTTAAACAGCACTAAATCTATTGATTTAGCCCGAACACAATTAGAGCTGGTACGTAACCTTATTTCAGAACAAGAAAAGCTGAATAGTATTGCACTTGGAAGGCCGGGTCGTCAGCTCGCAGACCCCATCAGAGGTTCCGTCGGCACTCCCGGTAGTCCTAAATTTATCGAAAACCTATCAAAACAAATAGAACGAGCGACGCAGGCTGAAATCAAAGCAGCTACAAAAGTCAACACACTCAAGAAAAAACAAGAGAAAACACTCTTCGACTTGGAGAGCAAGTATCAAAATGAGTTAGTTCAGCAAAAAATTAAAGATCAAGACCGTATTGCAAAAGCTGAGCTAAAAGACTCCGCCCAAAGAAATAGAGTTGCCTTGCGTGAGTGGGATAAGAAGCTTCGAGACGCAGAGAGACAGAGACGGAGCAGGCAGGCTGCTTCGCCTATTAGAGGCACCGAAACAATGGTGGGTAGCCCTAAGTATCTCGAAGCTAGGCAAAAACGACAGGAAAAAGTAAAAAACAGTTGGCTGAAAGCACTAAACCAAATTAACCAGTATGAAACTAAAATAAACTCAAGAAGAGTAACCGAAGATAAGGCAACAATAAAAAGAGATAACCAAATCAAAAACAACTGGATTAAAGCCCTCAATCAGATGGAAAACATCGAGGCAGGGTTTGAACGCAAACGTAATACAAGATCAAGGCAAAAATCGAGCCGCCGTAACCGCAGAGTTTCTGACATTGCAACCGGGTTCGGCTTCCCGCTGTTGTTTGGTGGCGGTCCCGGACAAGCAATCGCGGGCGGCCTTGGTGGTGCGTTAGGCGGATTTGGCGGTTCTATCGCCGCCACAGCAATCTTTTCTCAGTTTGAGGCCGTTGCAGGCGCCGCTGTCCAAAGCGGTCAAGCCCTCAATTCGACAGCCGGATCCTTAGACCTTGTCCGCGAAAAGGCGCTGTTTAGTAGTACAGAAGCGGAAGAACTTTCCTACAAGCTCGAAGAGCTTGGTGACGTTCAAGGTCTAGCAACTCTACTAACAGAGGAGCTTGTAAACAAGATCGGCAACAAAGGCGTCAAGGCTCTCCAGGATCTAGGCGACGAGTCAAGCGAGACAACCCGACTCTGGAACGAATTAACACTTCAGCTCCAGACATTGATCGCTGGTCCGTTGACTGATTTCTTGCGGATTGTCAACCAAGTTTTGGGGCAGGTTACGACTGGAGCTAGGTATCAGGCATTTTTGGAAGACCTTAGCCCTGAAAACAGACAGAGAGCTGAAGCCCGCGTTGCCGAGTTGACAGGAGTCAGCGGAGCACTTACAGGCGCACAACGTAATCGTGGCGCAAGAGCGAGAGCGAGAAAGATGTCAACTACAGAAGCACAGCGTCAAGTATTGGAAGAGCTTGGCGGTATCCGTCCAATAACTGCGCGTGTACCTGTAACAGCAGCAGATCGACGCACAATCAAACCACCTAAAGACAAGTCCAAAAAAGACGAGGAGCGTTTGCAGAAGCGGATTGAACAGTTACGCATCGAGGCAGAACTTATTAAACAAAACGCCGACTTCAAAGAAAAAATTACAGCGGCTGAGATAGCCCAAGATCAAATGCTTGTCATTCGCCTAAACGGCGAACGAGAGATTGCAAAGATTATGTCAGATCTCCGTAAGGAGCTTAATGGAGTTACGAACGGGATAGAACGCCAAGCAATTATGCAAAAGAAGGTCCAGGAATTGAGTGCAGCACAGCGCGACACGTTAGGACAACTCGCCAAGTTTGAAGCAGACAGGGAACGCCAAGTTGGCGATAGAGTCCGCAATCTTGAGTATGAGTTTGCCATTCTCAGTGCAGAAACGGTAGAAAAGCAACGTCAGCTTGAAATCGAGCGTGAGATAGCCGCTCTTGCCGGTAAATACACTGACGAACAGTTAAAAAGAATTAGGGCCGCAAAAGAGGCACTTAACGTAGGCGAAGGTCAAAGGTACATTTTTGAGTTGCAACGTCAGATTGCTGACACCGAAGGTCAGATTGTATCTCTTGCCCAAGGTATTGAGGGTTCTTTGTCATCGTCAATCTCAACAGCAGTAACAAACTTGGTCACTGGAGCGCAGACGATTGAAAAAACACTTGCCGACACATTTGCAAACATCGGCAAATTGTTTATCGATATGGCCGCTCAGATTATCGCAAAGCAACTTGTAATGATCACGCTTCAGACTATTTTGAAAGCTCTTGGCGTCGGGGGCTTTAGTTTCTCAGGTGGAAGTGCCGACGCAGGTGCTAGTGCTGCTAGTGCGCTTGGTCCGTTGCAGGCCCCCTCTACACCCTTTGGATTCGCCGAAGGTGGTTATGTCACCGGCCCGACCAACGCACTGATCGGTGAAGGCGGCGAACCCGAGTACGTCATCCCCCGTTCCAAGATGCGGGAGAGCATGGCACGTTATTCACGCGGCGCACGCGGATCTTCCGTCATCCCGTCCCAAGCCGGTGGAGGCGACAGCGAAATGTCCGGCGGCACCGCCGTGGCCGCACCCATCGACGTCCGCTACACCGTGGAGCGCATCAACAGCGTCGATTACGTCACCGCCGACCAATTCCAACTGGGTATGCAACGCGCCGCACAACAAGGTGCCGCCGAAGGCGAGCGCCGTACACTGCGGTCACTAAAGAACAGCCCCGGAACCCGTAGAGGAGTCGGATTGTAATGGAACTGAATTACGGCCACCTCCTTAGCGTCGGTCCCACCGGTCAGATCGACCAAAACCAGTTCCAGAACTACGCGATCAACCAAAACGTCGGCAGCTACGTCTTCCTCCCCTTCAACTTCGGTGGAGCGATGGCAAGCCTTAAGGGCGACAACCTCGACGCGACTTTGACATTCGCCAACACCAACATCACCCGCGCTTGGGTTCAAGAGGCACTCGACAACCTGTGGGTTGCCAAGGTCACAACAATCCTCTGGAACGCAACAACCGGCGCCCAGGAAAGTATTTTGTACGAATACTTCGGCAGCTGCTCAGCAGGCGGCTGGAACGAACAAGCCATCCAAGTTAGTTTGAACACGGTGTTGGACTCTGTGCAGGGTTATGTCCCAGGACGAAAGATCTACCGAAATCTCGTCGGGGCAATCCCATTCACGGCGCAGGTCGTCGTGTGAGCGTTTAATCGGTCGTCAATACAGCTACGGCAAGGATGACTGCATCCACCTTGTCATTGACGCCCTAGACATTTTGAATATCAAAAACCCAGGAATTGTTGACGCCTGGTACGCAATGACACCGCGAGAAGTGCTGCGGGAACTGAATTACTACTGTGATCGAATTGACCGTCCCAGTTATGATGGCGACATAGCTTTGTTAGGGGTGAGGCCACTGGCCTTCGGCGTTGTATGGCAGAGTGGCATCCTTTACATCAACAGCTTAATTTCCGCCGTGGACTGGAAGCCGGTGGACAGGCTTATGATCCGCCGCTGTTACCGTACGAAAAATCGCTGATCGACGCGATTGGCTGCACCGAGGAGGAGTACAAACAGCTGGTGCGTCATGCGATGCAGCGCCAGCGTGTGCGCCCTGCTGAGTACGACCATATTCCCGACATTGTAAATGATCCCGTAACAGCCATTGTCGTCAACCTCGTCGTCGGGTTGCTGCTGACGGCGGCGTCAATCCTGCTGGCACCAAAAGCGCCTGACATTGGAGATTCATCACGGAAAAAGGTCAGCAGAAAAAACCTTTCCGATCAAGTTGGTCCCAGTCGCTTCAACCAGACAACAAGTTTTGATAACGTCAGCAGCCTTGCTGAATACGGCCAACCGATTCCAATCCCATTTGGCAGGCGAGACATCGGTGCCGACGGTCAACCAACAGGCGGGCTGATTATCGCTCCAGCCCTGGTATGGAGTCGTCTTTTCGCTTACGGCAACTCCCAAGCATTTGAAGGGATTTACGTCGCAGGTCAGTACGGCATCGAGACCCCCGACATCGGCGGCGTCCTTAACGGAACTCAGCCAATCGGAAACCTCGGCAACCGCGAGTACGCACTTTATTGGTCATCTCGTCAAGGCAATAACCGCCCCACCTCACCCCCATTCGCTGGAACGGAAGGCGATCAGGATTCGGGTACAGCCGGTCGTGACATTTTCGTCGCACCGTTTGAAAACGACTTTTGCATGACGTACAACCCACAGGGTGATACGCAATTCGGGACCAGCACACCAATCCATAACGGCACAGCGTACAGATTCAACTGGGAGATCATCAGCGCACCATTCCTTACAACTCAAGGAGAGGACAATAAAGGCGCCAGGGATGAAACTATCGCGCGACGGCGCAAGATTGCAGGCTTTGAAGCCGACGCTCTTCACGTCGTCGGCATTGAAGCGGGTCAGCCTGGAGTCGGCAGAGCTTATGCCCGCCGCATGGGAGTTGTTGAGCACAACGGCACTGTTTACGCAGACAAACAACCGTTCTTCAACGTCAGCCCCGGCGACGTAATCACGTTCCGCATCGACTACAACGACACCGTCTGGGACGCTCTGGTCGCGAACTTCGACGAAGGCTTTCCAGATTCGTCGCTCAACCTAGAAGATCTAAAGAGTACGGCATTAGCTTGGCGCCAAAGAGCATCCGATCTACTGACCGTCGGCACCAACTGGCTAATTGCTGGCACCGAATGGGTTGTCTATGAGCGAGCCGGAGACGCCTTAAACACCCTGGTACGCCTGCGTTGTGTCGCCATTGTCGGCATTCCGCAGATCGGTTTGTGCGGCACACGGAATGTTGAGGAGCCCCTCGGTGGTTACGAAGGTCAAGTTTTTGCACCGCAAAAACATATCGGTGCAGCGTTTTATGCGTTGTGCCGTTCCAACATCGCAACGATCCGCCCTGTCCGTCGAAACGCGAACGCAATCGAGTTTGGTATCCGCAGTCAGGTGTGGAACCGAGCGAACGGTCTTTGCAACTTCAACGCCGTACCGACAGCAGCGGATCTTTACCGCATGGATCGAGACGACGTGCAGGTGCAGACACCTCGCATGGACAAGTATTTCACCAGAACATCGTGCTTCGGTATCTGGGTCCGACCAGTCAAAGAGTACGGAGCAGCTGCAGAACCGTGGGCAGAAATCCCGCAGGTGTTTGCAGTGCAAGGTAACACACCGGTTAATCAATACAACTACGTCCGAATCCGTCCATCTAACAACATTTTTTACGAGTACAGGTTTATCCCAAAAACCGGCGACGACATCGCCGTGAACTACGCAGACGCAACAAATGTCGTCATTCTCGACACAAGAAATGGCAACGTACCATATTTGCTCGGTTCAGGAATTGCAAACACTTATACCAACCAGCATGGATCCTTTCTTGTTACCACGCAAGGCCGCACTGTCACAGTCGCAGAGATCCGCGCCAATGATGAGATGTCTACAACTCCAGGCGTACCGGTAGTCACAAACCTGCAAAGAACTGCGCCTACGGCAATTATCAACACTGTTACTAATACAAACACTACATCAGGAAACCTTAGGAACTTTGCCTGGCTCGAAGAAGTTTTAGGTGACGCAAGACTCGTCCCTGGGCAGACTATATCAACAGCAATCCAGCACTACAAAGAAAACGGTGACAGGTTTATTACTATTGTTGTTACCGGTCAATCTATTGTTGGTGAAGTTGGTGTAGTTGTTTCACCTCAGTATGTAGATGTCAACGGCTCTGCTCAGTGCTGGCATAACATCACCTATACGGTTGAAAGTTCTACGGGTGACTGGGTAGTAGGCGACCAGTTCGCTATTCAATACGACGTTAGTAACCGTTTCTCACAGGCAGGGGGTTACACCCAAGTCACAAAAGACTTTGATGTCACTGCAGTTGCAACAGTTTCCAGCGAAGAAGAAGGAACGATTGACACCAGCGCACGTTTGTTTGAGCGCAACTCTCAGATTGCAGAAGTAAGTCACTACACGGAGCTGACCAAATCAAACGAGTCATCGCCAGAGCATGAAATTGTTTACGTCAACGAGTACATCGAGAACCAAGAGGCCGTCACCTACCCAGATATGTCTGTACTGGGTCTGGCAGTTAAATCCAGTGGCCAACTCAGCTCCCTAAATCAAATCCGCATCTGGTCCGAGACGGGCATCGACGTTTACCGCTTGATTGATCAGGACACCGCACCAAGCAACCTGTACGCCGACTTGGTGTATTACTTGTTGACAAACAAAGAACAGGGTGTCGGCAACCTCATCCCGATCGAACTCGTTGACACCGCATCACTCACAACGACGGCACGCTTCCTCAGGGCGAACCACATCTTCTGGGACGGCGTGATCGAGGACAACGAAAACCTGCGTTCGTTTTTGTACGACAACGCCGCGCTCCAGCTGTGTAACTTCACAATCAAGAACGGTCGCTTCGGCATGTCCCCCGCCCTGCCCTACGACTCAAACTACGAAATCAGTCAGTCCCCGATTGCAGTCGATCAAATCTTCACCGCAGGCAACATCATCGACGACAGCCTGGAGCTTCAATACGTTGACGCCGATCAACGAACCAACCTTCGAGGCATCGTCAGCTGGCGCGTAACTGTCGAAAACGACCTGCCGGATCAACGAACCGCACTTGTTGACTGGGCCGACATCCCAGAAGGGAGCCGCATCGCAACTGAGCAAACCTACGACCTGACAGAGTTCTGCACTAACCGAGAACAGGCACTCAAGACCGCCCGCTACCTGCTTAGCGTCCGGCGCCGCATCACCCACACTGTCGGATTCAAAACAACCCCCGACACACTGGGAATCCAGCCTGGTTCGTACATCAAAGTCATCACCGAAGCCACCACATACAACGCCGCAGCAAACGGTGCAATCACAGACGCTGGTACGTTGGTCAGCGTCAGTTCGATTGCAGACGGAAACTACGACGCACTGATTTAC